TTCTGGTTCATCAGATAAACTTAGAAAACTTGTTGGATTGAAAGGAAAGGTTCAACAAAAAGTATCTTCAATTACAGAACAACATAAATTTTTTACTGAAAATACGGTTTGTCCTACTTGCAAGCAAGAAATTCTAGAAGAATTTCGTTTAGATAAAATAAATGATGCCCAATCAAATGCTAAAGAACTTCAGAAAGGGTATCAAGAACTTGAGAAAGCAATTGAAGATGAAGAGAATAGAGAAAATGAGTTTATTAAATTATCAAAGGATATCACTTCCCTAAATCATAAGATTTCTCAAAACAATCTTTCTATTTCTGGATATGATAAACAAATTGAAGATTTGAAATTTGAAATTAAAACTATTACTGAAAAAATAGAAAATCAAAATATTGAACATGAAAAATTAGATGAATATAAAAAATCACTTCAAGAAACTTTTGAAAATCTTTCAAAGAAAAAAGATGAGATTGGGTATTACGATTTTTCATACAATCTTCTGAAGGATGGTGGAGTTAAATCTAAAATTATTAAGAAATATTTGCCTCTGATTAATCAACAAGTTAATCGTTATCTTCAGATGATGGACTTTTATATTAACTTTACTCTTGATGAAGAATTTAATGAAACTGTTCAATCACCGATTCACGAAGATTTTTCTTATGCTTCATTTAGTGAAGGTGAAAAAATGAGAATTGATTTAGCTCTTCTTTTTACTTGGCGTGAAGTTGCAAGATTTAAAAATTCTGTAAATACAAATTTACTAATATTGGATGAAGTTTTTGATAGTTCTCTTGATGGTTTTGGAACAGAAGAATTTTTAAAAATTATTCGTTTTGTAATTAAAGATGCTAATATATTTGTAATATCACATAAATCTGAATTGTTTGATAAATTTGAGAGCGTAATTAAATTTGAAAAAATTAAGGGATTTAGTCGTATTGGTACTTGACTTTGAAATTCTCAGATGCTATTATCTAAGGTGTTGTATATAAAAAGTTATGTCTAAAATTCCTGAAAAGAAAAATAATGTCACTTACATTGGATCTAATTTACCTGGTGGAATGGGTGATGACCATATTTCGTTTAATACGAATAACTATTGGGAGGATGATGGATTCAGTTTGACTGGAAATCCATATGCTTCTCCAGATGTTTTCAATCTGGGAGGACCTGCTGCCGCAGTAACATTTGGAAATAATCATAGTACAACTTTTAGTTCTCAGTCATTTAATTTAAATAAAACTCCACAGAATATTAATCTGACTACTTCACAAAAATCAAGTCAAGAGCAATTTTGGAAGTTTGGTGAAGGTGAAACTTTAAAGGCAGTGAATGATTATATTGTCAGTACATATCATTCACATTATGCATCTGAAAAGTCTAAGGTTCAGGTTCTGGATATGATTGATGCAATTGGTGATGGTGTTCCTTTCTGTCGTGATAATCTCATCAAGTATTCATCTCGTTTCGGTAAGAAAGATGGAATGTCCCGTCTTGACGCACTGAAGATTATCCATTACGGTGTTCTTCTGTATCACTTTGCCGGATTTAATAATGAAACTGCGAAATCAAACTATGAAACTTTCTGATAAAACTCTGGCATTATTAAAGAACTTCTCTGGAATCAATCAATCAATTTTATTCAAAGAAGGTAGTTCTCTTCGCACAATTTCTGTGATGAAGAATATTCTTGCCGAGGCAACTATTACAGAAGAGTTTCCTAAAGATTTTGGCATTTATGATTTGAATCAATTTCTAAACGGACTTAATCTACATCAGCAAGCTGAATTGGATTTTGAGAATAATGGTTATGTGATGATTCGTGAAGGTAAGATGCGGTCTAAGTATTTCTTTGCGGATCCCAGTGTAATTGTAACTCCTCCTGATAAAGAAATCTCTCTTCCCAGTGAAGATGTTTGTTTTGAGTTGAGTACTCAGCAAATGGATAAGTTACTTAAGGCAGCAGCAATTTATCAACTTCCAGATCTTTCTGCCGTTGGTGAGGCAGGTGTGGTAAAACTACTGGTTCGTGACAAGAAGAATGATACGTCAAATGATTTTTCTATTGTGGTTGGTGAGACTGATGACACGTTTACCTTTAACTTTAAGGTAGAGAATATCAAGATTCTTCCTGGCAGTTACGAGGTGGTTGTGTCACAAAAACTTTTGTCACGATTTACGAGCACTGACCGAGATTTGAAGTATTATATTGCTCTAGAGCCTGATTCCACCTTTAACTGATGAATATCTTTGTAACTGATGTGTCCCCCAGTAAGTCTGCTCAAGTACTTCCTGATAAGCACATCGTGAAAATGCCCCTGGAGACCTGTCAGATGGTCTCCATCATATATTCTAAGTGGTACTATGATTGGGGTACAATTAATAAAGCAGATGGCACTCCTTACAATACAGTAAAGGGTGCCTTTCGTAATCATCCCTGCACTAAATGGGCTGCAGATAATCACTACAATCTTGCCTGGTTGATTACACACGGAATACATTTATGCTTTGAGTACGAACATCGGTATCAAAAACGACACTCTTGTTTGAGTACACTAGAAGAAGCAATGGTAATCTTTCATAACAATGCTAAGATTTCTATTTCCGAGCATACTAATGTAAAAGAATTCACTCGGGCAATGCCTGATGAATATAAACTTGATGATAGTATTGATACCTTCACTGCTTATAAGATGTATATTGCATCTAAACCCTGGGTGTGCGATAATTATCTTCGCCGTCCAGAACGGAAACCTGATTGGATTTGATTATGCGTGATGAATTTCTATGGGTTGAAAAGTATCGCCCGAAGATTATTGAAGATTGTATTTTACCTGCCACAACCAAGAAGACATTTCAGAACTTTGTAAATAACGGAGAGATGCCAAATCTTCTTCTTGCTGGTCCTGCCGGTTGTGGAAAGACTACGGTAGCAAAGGCATTATGTAATGAATTGGGAGTAGATTTTTATGTCATTAATGGATCCGACGAAGGTAGATTCCTTGATACTGTCAGAAACAATGCGAAGAACTTCGCTTCTACCGTCTCACTTTCTTCAACTGCTAAACACAAAGTCATCATCATTGATGAGGCAGATAACACAACCAGCGATGTTCAACTCCTCTTACGGGCGTCTATTGAGGAATTTAGTAGCAACTGTAGATTCATCTTCACCTGTAACTACAAAAACAAAATCATTGAACCCCTTCATTCCCGTTGTGCCGTTGTGGAGTTTGGAATCAAAGGAAAAGAAAAGCCTCAACTTGCAGGAGAATTCTTCAAGCGACTTCAAACAATTCTCGTTCACGAGCAAGTAGAATTTGATGCAAAAGTCCTTGCAGAACTCATCAATAAGCACTTTCCCGACTGGAGAAGAATTCTTAACGAATGTCAAAGGTATTCGGTGGGGGGTAAAATTGACGCAGCAATTCTTGCATCTTTTTCAGACGTTTCAGTAAATGATCTGATTAAATATCTTAAGGAGAAAAACTTTGCAGAAGTTCGTAAATGGGTTGTTTCCAATTTGGATAACGATTCTAGTGTTATTCTTCGTAGAGTCTATGATTCACTTTACGACTCTTTGGTGCCCACCACTATTCCTGCTGCTGTACTTATTATTGCTAAGTATCAGTATCAAATTGCATTTGTAGCAGATCAGGAAATTAATCTTCTTGCAGCACTAACTGAAATTATGTGTGAATGTGAGTTTAAATGAAATTTAATTATCAAGACCTTAAAGAGGGTAAAGTTAAAACTACTCCACAAAATGTTCAGGAATCAAATGAAAATCTTTTTCGTGCTAAGTGGAATCTTCCAGAAGCAGCAAGACATTGTGGAATGACTAATAAAGAAATGAAATTAACTTTTTTTGAATACTTGAAATATAACCAACCCAATTATGATCAACTTTGAATTATTTGATTTTTCTTCTATTTTTGGTGTAATTAAATCTACTGAAGGACTTAAACGAAATCAAACAAGACCATTACGAGCAGAAGTTCAAGAAATTGCTATTGCTAAGTATAGTGGAGGACAATTGAAATATGTTGGAGATACTGAAAATGGAAAAGATTTTATTGGTATTTTGGATAAACTAAATTATGAATCTAAAGGGATGGATGGGTTATTTCAAAAAACCGTACCTTACACTAAAGAAATTACCTTAAAGAATTTTCAGGGCAAAAATTTGGGTCTTCCAGAAAAAACCTTTGATTATATGCTTCTATGGGATACTAAAAATTATAGTGTTGGAATTTGTTCTTGGGATGCTTGTATAAAAAATGCAATTCTTAAGGATGCAAATGTTGGGTTTAGAGTTGATTGTGATGATATTACTTTTCTGGCAAAAAATGTTATTCCGGCAGAAAAGCAAGATTTTTCTATTAAACTTTATGAATTAATTGAGCAATTGGTATGAAAACTCCATTTAGTCAAAAACAACTAAAAACCTGTTTAAGGTATCCTGGCGGCAAGTCCCGTGCCTGCGCCAAGATGGACCAATACTTTCCAGATCTACGAGACTATGATGAGTTTCGTGAACCATTCCTTGGTGGTGGAAGTGTTGCAATTCACATTACAAAGAAGTATCCAAACTTGAATATTTGGGTGAATGATCTTTACGAACCTTTATATAATTTTTGGTGCCAGTTAAGATATCAACCTAATGAACTTCATGATCTACTAATGGATATTAAGGATAAGCATCCCAATCCAGATCCTGAAGAAGTTGAGAAGGAGAAAGTAAAAAAAGCAGATGATAAAGATTATAAAGGAACTCTTTTTTATCCTGCAAAAGACTTGTTTCACAAGTCAGTAGAGATTGCAAACGGAACAGAATCTAGTGCTCTGGAAAGAGCTGCTGCTTTTTATGTTGCCAATAAATGTTCTTTTTCTGGGTTGACATCATCTTCATCTTTTTCTCAACAGGCATCTATTAGTAATTTTTCTACTAGGGGAATTGGGAAACTTCCTGAATATGGAGAACTTATTGGAAATTGGAAGATTACCAATAAATCTTATGAGCAAATGTTGACTGATGATAAAAATACTTTTATCTATCTAGATCCTCCTTATGATATTAAAGATAATCTTTATGGAAAGAATGGAGAAATTCATAAGGGATTTGATCACGATAAGTTTGCCGAAGTTTGTAATAACACAAATATGAATATGATGGTGAGTTATAATTCAGACCAACTTGTAAAGGATCGTTTTTCTGGAAAAGACTGGAAAGCATATGAGTTTGACTTAACTTATACAATGCGTTCTGTTGGTGAATATATGCGCGATCAAAAACAAAGAAAAGAACTTTTGCTATTAAATTATGACTTACGAACTGAAGGACTGGTTGAATTCAATCAATCAGTCAAAGCAGAATCTGATGAATGAAGACCCCAATGCAAAAAAAGATTATGCACCTTATATAATTAATCGTTGTTTATCTGGTCATATTGATTGTATATTATTTGCTAATGAAATGAATCTTCATCATTCTTTAGATAAAGATATGCAATATTCATTTTATCTAAATAGTCTAAGGAAAAGGAAAAGATATTCTCCTTGGCTCCGAAAGGATAAAGTCACAGACTTAGAATGCGTAAAAAAATACTATAATTATAGTAATGAAAAGGCATCCCAATCTCTAAAAATTTTATCAAAAGACCAAATTAACTTTATTAAACAACGACTTGATACTGGAGGAACAAAATGACTACTGCACACACAACAGTAGAACCTGAAGTTCATTGGTCACAAGACCAGATGGTTGAGGTGATTTTAAATGAACCTGATGACTTTTTAAAAGTTCGTGAGACTTTAACACGAATCGGAGTTGCATCTCGTAAAGAGAAAAAAATATACCAATCTTGCCATATTCTTCACAAGCAAGGTAGATATTATATTGTACATTTCAAAGAATTATTTGCTTTGGATGGTAAATATGCTAATCTGACTGTGAATGATGTTCAAAGACGTAATCGTATCGTTCGTCTACTTGCTGATTGGGGACTTATAACTATCGTAAATCCAGATTCTGTGACAGATATTGCTCCTCTAAATCAAATCAAAGTTCTTGCTTATAAGGATAAGGGAGATTGGATTTTGGAACAAAAATATAATATTGGTAAACGTAGTAAGGAACAGGAAACCGAATAAAAATGGGCGGGAAACAACATCCCGCTTTTTTTATGTTCGGAATATATACTAATGATGTTGCCTTCGGGGACATTATTAATTTACAGACGCTTTAAGGAGGTCTATCATGTTTGGAACAAGTTCGCTTACACTCTCAGTACCAGAAACTGCAAAGTATCTGATGGAAGTTCAGAGAAATAGTATTGGATTAGATGAGTGGTTCAAAAGGTTTGATACTGTGTATGAATCGCATACCAACTATCCACCATATAATCTAGTTAAAGAAAGTAATGTTGATTTTAGATTAGAAATTGCACTTGCCGGATACAAAAGAGATGATATTAGAGTATCTACAGAATGGAATAAACTCTTTGTGGAATCGGGAAAAGTTCGTAAATCTGAGGATGAATATCTACATCAGGGATTGGCAAAGAGAGCATTCACACGCACCTGGACTCTTTCTGATGATGTGGTCGTTGGTGATGTTTC